ACCCAACATTTCCGTTGGGTATTACTTTCTTCTTGAAGCTGCTTTAATTTTTGCAGATTCTTTATCATGTAGTTTTTTCTCTTCTTGTTTGAACTCTATAATTTTTGTGATGTAAAACTTACGAGCCCATACAGGCATATTGTAAACATCACCAAAATTAAACCCACCATTTCCATGGTAAATTAGTTCAAAAATGTGAGTATGTAAATGTTTTCTATAATCAAGATTTAGGCCAAAAAAAGGTAACATCCATAGGGAGTACCATTTCTCTCCTTCCCCCGGTCTCTTCAGATACAAATTCATACATCAAATCGACATCAGGAACAACTTCATTAATATACGCTCTGAAAGCCTTTGAGTCTACCGCAAATAATTCGTTGTCTACGAAATGATTAATAACCTTCTGTTCATTCTCACCATCAACCGAAAGAATCATATTTTTCAAACGAGTTGTTAACTCTCTCGAAGTATCGTCTTTTAACTTACGATTAGCACGGGCCAATTCTTCAATTTGGTGTTTAACTTTACGTTCTTTTGATTCGGTCATAGCCATAAATGTAATTTTACGACCTGAACGTGGTAATGTGAATTCGAATTCATTCTTATGAAGTTCCACTTGAGATGAACCATCATATTCTTTGTTTTCGAATTGTGTTAAATCGATTACGTCTTTTTGTTTCTTACCACTAAAGGGGTCTTCGATTTCAACTTCGTAATCTTTACCATATCCCAAAACTCGAGCAGCAATCATGATTGCGTTTTTGTCACCAGTCACCAAATCTACATACTTGATTGGATGTCCTTCGCCATTTGAGATAATCAATGATTGAAACAATCGGTCCAAAACTGAACCATCTTTAATGTATGATTGTGTAGTAAGAATATCCTCTTCTTTAGCGGTCATGTATTTCATTTCCACTTTACCACTTGATAATGGGTTTTCTTTAGGATATAAAAGCCCCTTTGATGGGAGCTCAATAATTTCGGTTGGGAATTTGTAATCACGAACTTGATTAGTTTCGTATTGCTGTTTCGCCTGATTAACCATGTCCTCATTGGACATTTTGTAGTCGTCTTGTAAATCTACCATAACCTATTTCTTTTATTTTTTAAATTTGTTCGAATGAATAAACACCATCCACATAAACTAACTTATATTCAACTTGCGGGTAGTCTAATGGAAGTTCTAATTCAACCGAAACATAATCGTAATCATTAGTATCCCATCCACCTGTGGGTAAATTCCATTCGGCTGTAGCTTCATCAATTGTAAATGCGGTATCACCTACAGATACAAACTGTCCGATACCATTAGCATAAACTACACCATTGTCTGTTTTTCGTCTAACTATATTCATATGTTCTCCTTTTATTCCTATATAAATATGTAACTCAAAACTTTTTAAAACAAAAAACCCCTCGAATTAGAGGGGTTTTCTCATTTTGCAGTCGTAAATTAGTATTGTAAGATAGCGTAATCGTAAGTCAATGTTAATTCAACAGTTGCTAAATCTTCACCAGCGTAATCCATATCAGAGAATTTTGCACTCTGAATAAAAGCACCTTTCAATGTCCATTCTTCAACTTTATCACCAACAGGTCCTAATGAGTTAAATGTAATATCTTTTTTGTAGAAGTCAGCATAACCATCACGGCCGGTTACTGACTCGTGGTGTAAACGAACCCACTCCATTACAGCTTGAGCAGCAGATGGGACTACGGGGTCATAAAGAGTAACTGACAAATCTTGCCATTCTGAACGACCTTTGATATATCTACGAGTGTTGATATGGTCAATTGTAATTTTACCATTCTGAATTTCAGGTCTAGCAGCGGTCTTCACCAAGTACGCAGGGATACCCTCGATGTACATAATGAACCTATTTGACATTTTAGGTTCAAAGTTGGTGAACATTATTTCATTTGGGTCTAACAAATTTGCCATTTATATTTCTCCTAATTCTTTCTAATAAATAGTGTTATCTTAAAATTATGCCCCTGGAAGACCATTTCTTTGTTGGATTGATTCCAAGTATGGATTTACGATTGATAAGAAGCGATTTCTTGTAGCAGCGGTATTTTGTTCGAATACCAAGTATCTTGTAGAGGATGCGATGTATTTCTTAACAGCAATTAACAATCTACGAACGTTAATTCTATCAAGAGCAGATGGTTTAGCTTGTAAGTTCTTTTGACCAAATACAGTAGCACCTTGTCCAGGGAATGTAGCGATTGGGTTGATACGACCTTCGTATAGTGAATCTCTTTCATCGTGAGTTAAACGAGTCTTAACTTCAATAACGTTTGTCAAACCACCACGATTCAAACCTGCGGGAGCGTACCACTCAGCACCAACTGAATCGTTGAAAGCAATAACACCAGGAAGAACAACACTTGGTGGAACCCAGACTGGCTTATTCTTGTCAGTATCAAGGATTTTAACCCAAGGGTGGTAAGTAGCAACATAATTCGAGTCAAATGAAGTCAACGTGTTTACAGCAGTAGCGATTGTATCACCATAAGCAGCCGTATCCATCACAAAGAAACAATCTTGTCTATCTTCACACATATCCTTAGCGTATGTAGTAACTGAAGAGTGTAATCTATGTAACAAACCTGGAATAACAACCATGTTAATATCAAATTCATCAGGGTTTGAAATTGCGTTGATAGCTTTTCTCAAAGCAACAGTACCACTAGCAGTAGCAGATGAACAATCCAAACCTTGAGTGTTTCCAGCAACAATATTAGTTCCGGTGTAAACTACTCGGTTTGGCTCCCATCCATCAAAACCACCTTGGAAAGGTACGATGAATTTTTTGTAATCAATATTACTTGTTAACGATACAGTACCTGAACCTGATTGACAAGTTGCCAAATCAAATGCATTACCAACTGGCTCGGTATTAGCATCCGGAGTTGGATTTAAGAAGTTTAAGTTATCAGTTGTAGCAAAATCAAATGAGTAACCAAAGAACACTTTAGAGTTGTAAACACTATCCAAAGATTGTGTAGTTACATAAGTTGGTTCTGGTAAATTATAACCACTATGAAGTGGTGATGTTACAGCAGCAAATCCAAATGGAACTAAAGTTGAATCAACAGCACCATTTTTAACGTCATCAGCAACTTCAACACGAATGTGAGCTGATGTGTTAGGATAATCACCATTGAATACTAATTTACCTGTAGATTCTACAGTAACGTATCTATCACCAATAACTCTTGCGATAAAATTCGGAGAGTTGGGGTCAAGGTTAACGTTTGTAAATTCTTCTACAATGTTAGGTCTAGCATCCGTATCTTGTACGTTTTGACCAAAGATAGAATAAGGAACTTTAGAAGTATCGACTCTACGAACTTGTACAGTAAATGTACCAAATTCAGAACCTGGAACTTCAGAAGCAGGTTTGATGTCACGGATACCAATTTTGAATTCGTAGTTTGTAGCATTACCATGTGATAATGTATGGAACTTAAATAAGTTAGTAGCTACACCACCAACTTTTTGAGAAACGATATAAGGAGTAGATGCTTCGGAGTAAGCTTTAGTGTAATCGGTGTCGAATTGTACAACTGATACTTTTGCGTTCTCACCAGTAGCAAATGATTGTGACTGGAATGTTGAGAAGTTTAAGTAAGTGTAAGCAACTTTAGATGACTTTGGAGCGAATCCATAAAGTTTTGTAAAGTAGTTATCCGAGGTCGGATTCATAGAAGCTGAAGTAGCAGTTGAACTAACCAAACTACCAGTCAATGTCAAAACAAAAGCAGATGCACTTGCAGCAGCATCAACACTTGATAAATCAAAGTCACCACCATTTGTGGTTGTAGTTGGGTGAAGTACAGCAGCAACCTTTACACCAGCTGAAGATGAAACTACTAAAGCAATTGGTTTAGCAGTGTATCCTTCAGCACCTAATACCCTAACGATAGTAGCATTAGAAGCGTCTTCTAAATATGATTGTGCGGTATACGGGAGGTATGAATCTTCAGTCAATCCTCCAAACTTTTGTTGGAATTCATTGAAAGACTCAACCTTCGTTGGTACGAAAGCAGGTCCCTTTATAGTTTGTCCTATAAGAGCTCCACCTATCTCAGCAATACCCGCAGGTAAGAACGAAAGGTCTTTTTCTCTTGTGAATACACCAGGACTTACAATTCTTTCAGCCATTATTTTTCTCCTAATATTCTAATTTTGGTTTTCCTTAATAATAAATACACAAAAAATTAGGGAAACGAGATAGTTATTTTTTAGGAACAAAGGTATTTGTACTTATATCGTACTCACCCTCTCCATATTTTTCTTTTAATGCTTTAGAAATTTCATCTTGTGTCTTCATTAATTGTAAGTATTCACCATACAATGTAGACTTTTGTGATTTTAAAGTTTCAAAGATTTGTTCTAACTGATAAATTTCGAGTTCTATCTCACCCATTTTTGTTGTAGTAAACAAAACTTGTTCTTGAAGAGCTTGAACCTTGTCAGACTCTTCTTGTGTAAATTGAATAACTGTTTTTTCTTCCATAATATTGTTAGTTTACTATATAAATATCTAATTTTTAGACATCACCACCTAATTTTGGGTTTTCACCCCAAGAAATCTTTCCAACTGAAAATCTTCTTTTTGTATTTGGCGTTGTACCCTTATATTCTGGCACAATATACGCTTTTGCGGTCAATCCTATAGTTGCCTTTGAAATTCTATCTTGACTCATCTCGGCCATAGTCTCAAATGAATACGAATCACCTTTGATTACAAATTTATATCTCTCACCAAAAGATTGTCCTTGGAAATAGATTATTTGTTCTACTATTTTATTTACTTGTTCCATGTAATCACACCAAACCACAACCTCATACTCTAAATTGACATAATCAGGTCTAGCAACAGCCACATATTCTTTTACAGGTTGTTGTCCTGTCAAGATTGAGAATTGGTCATATCTATTGGCTCGTGTATATTTACGTTCGAACATTTGTTCAGCATCTTCAGAATTAGCAACTTTTAATTTTGACAATTCCGTGTTTATTGATAAGTTATTTCGTTTGAATGAAATCACGGGTGTTAAAATCATCCCATTATCATCTCTCATGAAACCATCACGTTGAGCACTTGCCCATTTTTCAGGAGAAGCATACATAACAGGTACTGGTATAAATCTACCACCATCTTCTACCAAAGGTTTAACATCTAATTCTAAAAAAGACTTGAACGCAAGGTCAATATCGTAAATACCAACCGATACGTTTTTTAAATCATCATTATCTCTACGAGTTTGATTTGCCTTATTTAATTTAGGGTCTAAACTTGTAGAAGATTGAGTCTGATTCAGATTCGGTTTGTTTGGGTCTGATGTTCTAAATTTTGTAGCCATTATAATCCCATCGGTATAGTGTTAGAATTTGAATTTGAATTACCAAATCGAGTTTCTACCAAATTTAGTGTAGTGTGTCGTGTAACGTGAGCATCACATATAAGTGATACTGAATAACCTTGAATTTCACCACCATCCCAATGGTCTGGATTTTTACCAGCAAAGAATTGAGCTTCATTGATTGAATCGATTTGAAAATACTCACCCATCCAATCTACAATATCACCAACTTCAGGATAAATGTCTTTATCATCCTTTAATGTGTCTTTCAAGAACTTAAATATTGCTGTTCTTGTATATGACTGACCAAAATCATCCGAAACTTGGTCGATGGTATTATACTCAATCAAACATGGAACTTTTACAGGATTGTAATAAACTTTATCTTTACCCTCACCATATACATTTACATTGGTGTCAGATATCACAAGTTTATAGTAATACACTTCCGTATCAATAATATCATTGATAAGTTCTTTGTTTAGCGTTCTAAACAAACTCATGTCTCTTTGACCGCTGAATAATGCCATTGGTTATCCTATATAAATTGCTCTTGGAACTCTAGCAAGTGTTGATTCTAAAAATTCAGCCTCATCACGTTTTGCTTCCATTAATGCTCTTTTTGAAACGGCTTCCAAAGTTTCTTTTAACTCGGTTAATAGATTTTCTTTTTCAGTAGAAGCCTCACCTCTTAAATCAGCACCATCTAAAGTAACATCAGCCCCAGGAATTGGAATAGCGGAGAATTTAGCTCTAACAGCACCCAACATTTCTTTAGCCAATGCTAATGTGTATTTAGTAATCCATTGTCTACCAGCAGCGTTAATATCTGAATATAACAATCTCAAGAACGGAGCGTTTGATAAATCACTAACAACATTTGATGCCATTGCAGGATTATTACCTTCACTATTTCGTGTATATTCAAAGTACACTTTTGTTCCAGTATCAGTTGATGTTGGTAATGGGAAAATCTTAATACGATTATTAACTAATTGGAATGAGTATTGTGATTTACGAATTTGGTCATTAAATTCAATTGCTTGTAAACGAAGTAAATCATCATACATCGGTTGCATCATAAACGATACGCCTGGTGAGTAATTACCCCATCCAAAAGTCTCCATCATTTGTTGTGAACCAAGACCAGTTCCGACAAATGGGTCAAAATAACGAGTAATTGCAGGAGGCGCCTCATGAAACACCTTACGGATTGTAAGACCATCGGAAACTGAACCAGATTCAAGTGATACTACACTTGCATTCTTTAAATCATAAATTTGTTCACCACCAACTAACGTAAATGAACCTGTATAGTATGTTAATCTACCACCACTCTTTGCTTCAGTACCATAATCTTTTGCGATATTCACAACAGAACTCAAATTAGAATTAAGTTGTGTATTTCGTAAGTCAGCTGAAATGTTTGACCCTTGTAGTGAGAGCATACTTTCTCTCGTTCTATATAGGTTAACTTGTGATGAGTATTCATTGGTAGCTTCTTCAAAACAAGCAAAAAAGTTTATATCTTGTAATTCAATATCAACGATGGGATATCCCAGTCGTTTTGCGCACCACCCAGCCACCTTTGGAGCATCTGACCTGAATTGTGAATCAGAATCAAAAAATCCGAAAGGAGTGGAACTTCCACTTGTGAATGTCGCTGCGCCTGTCCAAATTGGTATGTTAACTGCCATTTAAAAACTCCATAAGGGTGTTATCTCTATATAAATAGTAACACACTCTATCTTTCACTATTTTTCATAAAAGATACGATAATATAACGAGTTCCGTTTGTTACGGCTCTAGCACCATGTTTGTGAGTTATGTTTCCAGGGTGTATAGTACAATATCCAATTGGTGATTTTACTAATTGTTTTTGTCTTCTAAACCAAGTACCACCACCATCATATTCGTCTAAATCTGAAAGTTGTACAAGACAAGTTATGTCGGATGAGTCGTGGTGTATAGACAAGTGTCCTTGTGCATTTGGGG